CCCAAATTGGAGAAACTGACGAAAACACGATACGAAAATCCTTAGATGAAACTGAATTTGTAATTAAGTACAATGCAGTACCTACCTTTATAAGTGATGGTAGCGTTGAAATTTTACAAGCAATGACGCACGATGAAGCTTTAGCGCTTATGGCATCGGCAGAATGGTCAGAACCTTTACCTGTAGAATAATGCATACGAAAGTTTTATCCATATTATATTTTCTTGCTGGCTATTTTGCTTGCTTTGCATTATTCAATAATGGTGCTTTTCACTTACGATGTATTGGTATTTTTCTCGGAATTTATCTAACTTACCAACTGGTAGAACAACTTGAGCGATGAAATTACAGTTACTTTTGCTGATAACTAAACTAAAAACTTATTCAATGCAACTATTCGCAATTGTTAGCAGCTTCTTTTTGCCTATTTCAGGGATCCTGATTTTAATCGGTGTTTCCGTAATCATAGATACCTTGACAGGCGTTTGGAAATCTCGCAAGCTTAAAACTTCGATTACATCTAGAAAACTCAGCGCTGTAATTTCTAAAATACTTTTATACGAGGTAACGGTCATGCTGTTTTATCTCATTGATTTTTATATCTTAAATGACATTATCTTGACATTCTTTAGCGTTGAGCTGCTCACAACTAAAATACTTGCTTTGGTATTGGTTTCAATTGAGGTCATAAGTATAAACGAAAACATAAAGGCTGTGAAAGGTATTGACATTTGGCAAAGCCTAAAGAATTTATTTGCAAGAGCTAAAGAAGTAACGCAAGATTTTAGGGAAATAAATGAGAAAGATAAATAAGATCGTAATCCATTGCACAGCAACTCCTGAAGGGCGAGAACACGATGTCGCTGATATTAGGCGCTGGCATCTAAAAAGAGGATTCAATGACATAGGGTATCACTTCCTCGTTCACATTGATGGAACGGTTGAGTACGGTAGACCAATAAAGCTCTCAGGCGCTCATACATCAGGGCAGAATAAAAATTCTATTGGGATTGCATATGTTGGAGGAATGTCCAAGGACATGAGCAAAGCTATGGATACAAGAACCAAAGAACAAAAGGATTCTTTAGTTAAATTAATACAAGAATTAATATACACTCACAATAAGGATATGCAGATATTTGGACATCGAGACTTTTCCAACAAGGCATGTCCCTCTTTTGATGCAAGAAAGGAATATGCGATTTTATAGTCTTATTTGCGTTTTAACGCTGTTTGGTTGCTCGGCTAACCATTACTATAGGAAGGCGCTTAAAAAGGGCTTAGAACCGCTTATATCAAGTGACACAATTAGAATAGCAACAATTGATTCAATTCCAGTAGTAAAACACGATACAATAATTTATGAGAAATACTTTAGTTCAAAGGATACAATAGTACATTATGAAAACGTATTTGTGCCTAAAACACGATTAGAGACAAGAATAGAATACAAGATACACCGCGACACAATAAGATTAGAAACAAGAGTTGAGGTTCAAAGAGCAAAGGCAAGCAAGCAGCCTAATTACATGCTTTGGATTTTTTTAGTTGTTGTGGCATTGGCAGCCTTGCAGTTAATTAAAAAACTTCTATGAGTGAGAATAAACGCTATCGGTTAACTCCTGACGAGGCAGAGATAATGTTTCGCTATAGAGGCTTAAAAGAAGCTTCCTCGCAAGCTGGAGTAGATATTGAAAGCGTGAAGCATGGATGGCTCAAAACAAAACAAGCGAGCCTATTCTTTAAGAACCCACTACATAAAGACGATGCCGAGAACAAACTTGACGAGCTATGCAAAAAGCTGATTCAAGATATGAAGCAATTCGCTCCGAAGTATCCAATAATAAAAAGGGATCCTGGAAAAAAAGAATACTTACTTGTAATAGACCCAGCAGATATACACATAGGCAAACTTGCAGATTCATTCGAAACAGGCGAAGATTATAACAACCAAATTGCCGTTAAAAGGGTAAAGGAGGGCGTACAGGGCATTTTAAACAAAGCGCAAGGTTTTCCTATAGACAAGATTTTATTTATCGGTGGGAATGATATTCTACATATAGATACTCCAAGCCGAACAACAACGGCTGGTACAAAACAGGACACCGACGGACAATGGTACTCTAATTTCTTAATAGCTAAACAGCTGTATGTTGATATTTTGATACAATTAATTTCGGTTGCAGATGTTCACTTTACTTTTAACCCAAGCAACCACGACTACCAAACAGGTTTTTTCCTTGCCGATGTCATAAAAACGTATTTTGCTAATAACAAAAACATCAGCTTTGATTGCTCAATATCGCACCGTAAAGGCTATCAGTACGGTAACAATCTAATCGGCACAACTCACGGGGATGGCGCAAAAATCCAGGATCTTCCGCTGTTAATGGCTCAAGAATTTCCAATTGAATGGTCAAAGACTAAGCATAGATACGTTTACACGCATCACGTTCATCACAAAACAAGCAAAGACTTCATAGGAGTGACCGTTGAGAGCTTGCGAAGTCCAAGCGGAACGGATAGCTGGCATCACCGCAAGGGCTATCAGCACGCCGCAAAGGCGGTTGAAGGCTTCATACATCACAAAGAGAACGGTCAAGTAGCAAGATTGACTCATTTGTTCTAAGCAAATCAACTTTTTTTCCTGTTTTTTTTGTTTTCTATATCAAAATGATATATATTTGATATCATGAAAGAAAAATTATTAAGATTACCGAAAGACCTTTATAATAAAATAGAGGCATCAGCAAAGAAAAATGCGAGGAGCGTAAACAAGGAAATCCAAGTTCTACTCGCTCAAGCAATCACAACATCTAAAAACCAATAACAATGACAACACAGAAAAAAAAATACCCTTTAACGATAAGAGTTGATTACTTTAAGGAGGGCTCGGACACGAGAGATAACTTTAACATAAGATACTCAATCGAAGAGGTTGTTTGTAGTTTTGATGAGGAGTGTTCTTTTTACGAATCATTGAATCATGAAGCAAATATTACCATTTACAAATTTTAAAAACCAATAACAATGAACAGAAAAGAAACCTTAGAGCTTCTCATCGAGATAGAGGAAGCAATTGAACACTTTGAAACAAGGATTGATAATGCAGAATGGTCGAATGGCTTCGGCATCGGCTTAGAATTTGGAAGCATCCGAGAGAAAAACGAACATAATATAATTATATACGGTATGTGCATCGGAAGATTAAATGAACGATTTACTAAACAACTAAATAAACTGAAATAATGAAAGAAGGAATAAAAGATACGATTTACGGCATAGTATTCTTATGCACATTAGCAACCGTGTATTACTACACAATTTTAATATTCGGATAATGGAACAGACACACGAATTTTTAAGCAGATTAAGTGGATCCGATTTGAAATCCTGGGTCATAGTAAATACAGTTTATCAGAGGTATTGCCAAGATGTAGGGGTTTATGAATGCGGAATAAATAATCAAACAGGTAATGTTTTTATTGCTTTAGAAAATGGAATTACTTTAGCAAGTGCATTTGGTGGTTTGGTTGAGTTTGTAGTATATGACAGTAATGAGTATGGATATGAACATTCTTATGTTTGTTATGAGGATGCCTTAAATCACAAATATGCAAGATAAAGACATAAAAATAACCAAGAGACTTCATGACATTAATACATTCATGAGTACGCTTGATAACGAAACCTACCTTGTAGGAAAAGACGAATACGGCAAAGAGTTCACAATGGTATTTAATACTATTGAGCTTTTGGAATGGCTGGATAAAGGGTATATGAAGAAACAAGTAAAGCAATACATTAAAAACTTATAAGGATGGCACACAAAATACATACAGAGGATTGGGATAGCTTCGATGTTGAGCTATACTCTCGCAGAGTAAAAAGAACGGATTGCAGACTGCATACTTACAGGATCCAGTACAACCTATACAAAAGCGATAAAGACATGGCAAATCCTTTACAGGCGATTGACTATGTTGTTGCTTATTCCAGAGATGAGGCTATTCATGCTTGGGGTAAATGGAAAGGATTAATAAAAAAAATCACAATTGTTGCACCATGGAAAAGATAAATGATTACATTTATGCGTTCATAATTTGGTTTATCTATGGAAACATGGATTGATTTCTAAAAAAAAGTTATAGGTGGCTTATAATTTTTTTTCTATTGGTTTAATACGATACGTTAGTAAAGCAGCCACCGCTTGAAAGCGTATCGTTTTTTTTTAATTAAATTTTATGGCAAAAGATAAAAAGAGCTTTATTCTATATATGGATCAAAGAGGAATCTTTGACAAATTATCTGATGAACAAGCTGGCAAATTAATCAAACACATATTTTCTTACTGCGCTGATGAAAATCCAGAGGCGGAGTTTATCATAGATATAGCTTTTGAGGGCATTAGACAGGCTCTAAAGAGGGATTTAAGAAAGTACAACGTCTATATCGACAAGCAAAGAATAAACGGAGCTAAGGGAGGCAGACCAAAGAAAGCGAAAGAAACCCAAAAAACCCAACCCTTTTTTCAGAAACCCAAAAAAGCTGACAGTGTAAGTGTTAGTGATAGTGTTAATGTAAATGAAACAACATATAGGAGCTTCGCTCATCTGTCTATCTCTAAAGAACAATTTGAAAAGCTTGAGGCTAATTACCTAAAGCAACAGATTGATGATGTCCTGGATGCAATCGAAAACTTTAAACAAAATAAGAAATACAAATCATTATATTTAACCGCCAAGAATTGGCTAAAGAAAGAAGAACCAAAAAGTGAACATACTAAATTCAAAGCAGCGTGGCAATAGACGGATACAAGGTAACAGAGACAGGAGACATAATTGATAAGATATTTAAGCACCGAGATAATTTCAATAACAAAGGAAAGTATTTAGGCTGGAAAGGATTGCATGAGTTTTATTCGATGCAATTAGGCAACTGCACCGATTGGACAGGATTCCCAATGTCAGGAAAAACGCAAGTCCTTATGGAGTGCCTTTTAAATACATCAAAGTTTTATGGATGGAAGCATTTGGTTTACTTTCCTGATGTTGGAAGCAACGTTGAGATTGTTGCGGATTTGATCCATAAGCTTACAGGCAAGAGCTTTAATCCCAAAGAACGGAATGTAATAAAGGATAGAGAAATACGGAGCAGCTTAGATTGGATATTTCAGCACTTTCATATCCTAACTAAAAAGGATGTAAAAGCAAAGATGACTCCGTTTCAGTTTTATGACTATGCGGTTGAGCTTAAACAAAAAAGCGGATTACAAACAGCAAGCATTGACTCTTGGAAAGACCTGAGCCATCCATACCACGAATTTGGAGGATACGCACAATATTTAGAAGTTGTTTTACCGTACCGAAATCAAATCGCAGAGGATAACGAGCTGCATCTTCATACAATCATTCATCCAAAGCTTACGGAAAAGATAAATGGAAAGAGAAGCGTGCCGAGTCCATACGATTTAAAAGGAGGATCCGAATGGTTTAATAGCGGTAAGTGCATGATAACGGTACACCGAGAGGACTTAAATTACAACCAAGCTATTATCAACTTTAATAAAATAAAGCCTCGCTCCGCTGGGCAAATAGGACAATTGATATTATGGTTTGACAAAGAAAAATTCCTATATTATGAGCAAGAGAATCCAGCTCCTAATGTTTACAATAAAATATACGCCAAAGAAAAATGAACACCTTAGAAATATTAAAAGCAAAGATTAACCTAAAGACGGTACTAATCAAATTTAAAGAAAGCATTGAGGAGATTGAATTTAAACATCCAGGAAGAAAGGATTTAATTAATTCAATGAAAGAAAGCGCAGAGGATATTGAGCATTTTCACAACGTCTTTTTAGAATTCGAACAAGAGTATCGAATTGAATGTAAATCTAATTTTAGAAATCAATTGATAATTGCAGAACATAAACACGAAATAGACAAGCTAAAAGAAATTATTAATGATGCTAAATTAGAATTATGATAAAGGTTGGAAGTGATTTTTCTGGAGTAGGCGCATTCAATCAAGCATTAATGCGTTTAGGTATTGAATACGATGAGGTTTTCGCTTGTGATATGGACAAGTTTGCAAGAGAAACATTTATACATAATTACGGAGAACCTAAATACTATCCTAAAGATGTTTACGAAAGAGAAATACCAAAAGAGAGCTTAGACATTTACATGACTTCGCCACCGTGTCAGGCGTTTAGTTTAGCTGGTAAACGGTTAGGTAAAGACGATAAAAGAGGCGTATTGTTTTTTAATAGTCACGAATTCATAAAGAAAAACAAGCCAAGATATTTTATCTTTGAAAATGTAAAAGGTTTGCTATCTGATAACAATGCGAAAACTTTTAAGGAGTGGATAAATATGTTAGGAGGCAAAAGCGTAAACGGTTTACCTGTTATATTCCCTTATGAAGATTCAGTACCTTATCATATTTACTACAAAGTAATGAACGCAAAAAAACACGGAATCCCTCAAAATAGGGAAAGGGTTTTTATTGTAGGCATTAGAGATGATAAAGATAATTTCTTTAGCTTTCCAAAAAAGCAATATTTAAAAACTAAATTAATTGATTTGCTTGAGTTCAATGTAAATGACAAATATCGGTTAAGCGAAAAGGCCAAAAGGTCAATTATTTTTAATCCTGATAACTTACAAAAATCAAGGCTGGATCCTGATATATCCAGCTCATTGCAATGTCCTGGTCACTCTGCTGGAATTTATAAAGGAATGACAGCGATATCTGTAAGGACTGCGAATTCAAAAGGCTATGATATCGCAAGAGAAGGAGATTCAATAATTACAAGCCAGCCGTCAAGTAAAACATTGAGGGGCAGAGTAGGAAAAGGCGTTGCTCAAACTTTAGATACTGGATGCAATCAAGCTACAATAAAAAATAAAGCCATTAGAAGAATGACTCCGAGGGAATGCTTTCGACTTATGGATTTTCCTGATACCTTTACTTGGATTTGTTCAGATAGTCAAGCGTACAAACAGGCTGGCAATAGTATAGTAGTACGGTGCTTAGAATTAATAATAAAACAATTTAACTTATGAAATGCCCACAATGCGGAGAGCCATTAATATGGATAGAAGATAATACCTATGAAGAACACGGTATCGAAGAAAGCGGAATAATTGGAGTTTATCTCTGCGAAAATTCAAGCTGCGATGTAGATGATGTTTATATATTTACGCCAACCAATGCCGAGGTGTAAACATTGCAAAGAGAAATTTGAAGCCAAGCACTTTAATCAAAAATATTGCTTTAAGCCTCAATGCGTCAAAGCGTGGGTAGAAACTGCAAAGGTCAAGAACTGGAAGAAAGAAAAGAAGCAATTGAAAGAAGAACTTGAAACCGTTCAAAGTTTAATGAAGAAAGCCCAAAAGTATTTCAATACATATATCCGAGAGAGAGACAAAAAAAAACCTTGCGTATCTTGTGGTCAGCCTTTAGGTCATAAGTTTGATGCTGGCCACTATTTCAGTAGCGGAACGCACAAAGCAGTAACATTTGATGAGAGGAACGTTCATGGTCAATGCGTGGCGTGCAACCAACATAAACACGGAAACTTGTTAAACTATCAAACAGGGATCCAGGAAAGAATCGGAGAAGATGGATTAATTCAGTTGGAATTAAAAGCGCATGAGATACGAAAATATTCAAGGGAAGAGCTGCGAGATATTATAGAGGAGTACAAGCAAAAGACGAAAGCCTTAAAAGAATAATTTGCATAAGAGGATAAGAATCCTTAATTTTATATCACTAACAATTAAAATCGTATTATGAAAGGAGAACCTATTGAGGTTTCGGCGACCGCTGGAATCTTATCAATCAAAATTCAAGGCAGAGAAATAATCAACGAGCGCATCGGAGACGATTGGCTTTTTGATTTAGACATAGGCAAAGCAATAACCTATAAAGAGGCGTTATACTCTGAGTCAAATAGCTGCGCCTTTGAAGGAGATTACAGAGGCTCAAAAGAACTTAGAGCAAGCTACAACAATTTTAAACGCTATGTTGCGCACTATGAACAAGTGCAAAATTATGTAAACCAAATAAATTAATAACGTTATGAACAAATTAATCGAAAGACTTGGAGAAATCCAACAACAACTGAAAGCGCCAAAGAATCAGTATAATAGTTTTGGCAAGTACAAATATCGCTCATGCGAGGACATTATGGAGGCTGTAAAGCCTTTGCTTAATGGCTTAGTGTTGAACCTTACCGATGAGGTTAAGGAAGCCGCTGGCTGTATGTATGTCGAAGCAACTGCAATGATAACGGATGGAAATAAAGTCCAAGCGGTAAAAGCACAAGCTGGTATTGACATCAATAGGAAGGGAATGGACATCGCTCAGAGCTTTGGATCCTCTTCCAGTTATGCAAGGAAGTACGCATTAAATGGATTATTCTTAATTGACGATACAAAAGACGCTGATTCCACGAATACTCACGGAAAGACGAAAGAGAAAAAGAAGCTAAACGCATCTACTTTCAAAAATGCTTTAGAGATGATTGCAAACGGAGAGTATACAGCAGAGAAACTTAAAGACAATTATGCATTAACTCCTAAACAATTAGAGCAACTATGAAAGATTTTAGAATAAGATGCTCTGCAATTGGAAAGATAATGGCTAACAGCCGAACAAAAGGTCAATTAAGCAAGACATGCCAAAGCTATTTAGAGGATTATGCTATTGAGAACATGTACGGATACAGCAAAGATGTATGGAGCAAAGCCATTGATAAGGGTATAGCTGTCGAGGATGCAAGTATAGAGCTTGCCGAGGAGGTTCTTAAGATGGGCGCAATGTCAAAAAACGAGGAGTTTTACGAGAATGAATACTTGACAGGAACGCCTGACGTGCTCAATGAGGACTTTGTGCTTGATGTGAAAAGCAGTTATGATGCGACTACCTTCCCCTGGTTTAAAAAAGATGTACCAAACAAGGATTACTATTATCAGTTGCAAGGTTACATGGAATTGACAGGAAGACGAAACTCATATCTTGTTTATTGCTTAGTAGATACACCAAGCGATATTGTCGAGGATGAGGTAAGGAGAGTTCACTACAAGCTTAAAGAGATAGACGATAACCCAATTGTAAGGAACGCGGTAGAGATGCAACATAACTTCGAGAGAGTACCAAAGGAGCAGAGAATAAAATGCTATGAGATTGCATACGATCCTGAAGCAATTGAAAAGATATACGACCGAGTTAAGGAATGCCGAGAGTATTATGAGACATTAATTCACGAACAATTTAAAATAGAAGCGATATGAATGTAAAAGGAAGATTACACCTAAAAGGGGAAACCCAACAAATTAGTCAAAAATTTGCAAAGAGAGACTTTGTTATCGAAACCGAGGATAAATATCCTCAATTAGTTTCATTGCAGCTAACGCAAGATAAATGCCCTCTCCTGGATGAGTACGAGGTTGGCGATGCAGTTGATGTTGATATAAACATACGAGGCAGAGAATGGACTTCTCCAAAAGGCGAAGTAAAATATTTTAACACTCTGGAAGCTTGGAGATTTAACCGAGCGCAGCCTGAAAAGATGGAATCAGTTCATTTAGATAACGATTCTGACGATGTTCCGTTCTAATACGGATTTTTAAATGTTAGTAATTAGCCGAGCAGAAATGTTCGGCTTTTTAATGATTAAAAAATTATCACTACATTTGATTAGATTCTAAACAATGGAGTGGATTGTAAAAGTTCAAGAAAAACACGAGGAGTATATAACTTTTATCAGGTGGCTTGGGGAAATTGTTTATGCTGAAGATATAGTACAGGAGTTTTATATAAAGCTGATGAAGTATAGCAATGAGGAAAAAGCATTGTACGATAATAAACCGAACATGGTTTATTTGTTAAAAGTTTTAAAGTCTCTTTTCAATGATTTTATAAAGCAAAAAAAGAAAATTAAAAAGGTGGATATTACAGAGTTTGCTTTGTCGGTTGATTATGATTATTACGAAACTGAGGATCCCAGCGATTTTTACCTTGATATTATAAAAGAGGCTTGTAATTGGCAATATTTTGACAAAAACTTATTTGAATTATACACAGGAATTAAGGACGTCAACAGAGCTGGTTTGTTAAGCATGAGGCAAATATCTCAAGGTAGCGACATCAGTACAAAGACGATATTTTATAGTTTAAAACAATCCAAAAACATAATCAAGGAAAAATTTAAAGAAAGGTATTTTGATTATATGGTTGAGATTAATAGTAAAAAAATTAATTCAATAAAGTTAGAAGACTTAAAGAATGAACATTACAAAGATGACGGTGAGCATTGCAATTAGATGAAATACAAAGAAGTAAAAATAGGTAACGGAAAAAGAACTAAGCGTAAAATTTGGCTTCGAAGCGCTCCAGCTTTAGGGCATAAAGACGAACCCTATTATAAAACAGAAAAAGAAATGCTTGAAGATAAGATATACAACTTTGCATCTTTAAGCGAAACAGAGAAAGGAATATACAAGAAACTAAAAAACTATGAGTATAGAAAATCAAATATTTAACCATTACCGAGAACAACAAGCAAAGATCCAGGAAAGCATTAAGCTTTTGGAGGAACAGGGATACATAGTCCAAAAGGAAGAGGAGACCAGACCAATATATCGAACCAAGTACATAAAGCAAGAAATACGCAGATTAAAAAGCAAGCTTGTAGGCAACCTAAAAGCGGATACACAAACGCAAAGAGAGATTGATGTAATGGAATCACTATTGTGCATTTAATAAAATAGATATGAGTAAAACAACAAAAAAACGGAAACCAAGAAAGCAACCAGCCAAAGGAGTAGGCGATATAGTTGAGGAGGTTTTGCAGAAAACAGGAGCTGCAAAGGTCGCAAAGTTTATTTTAGGCGAGGACTGCGGATGTGATAAACGCAAGCAAAAGCTCAACGAGTTATTCAGAACTACAAAGAAGCCTGATTGCCTACTGGAAGACGAATACAAATGGCTAAAGGAATGGTTTGCAAAAGAATCAACAACTTATAGACCAAGCGAGAGAGATGAAATGATAAAAATATACAGTCGTATCTTTAGAGTAAAAACAAACGCAACAAACTGCGCAAGTTGTCTAAGGGAAATCCATAACAAGATGAAGACGGTTTTTGAAACTTACGAATAATGCAAATAGAAAAAGTAAAAATATCTCAGGTTAAGAATAACCCAAATAACCCAAGGGTAATAAAAAATGATGACTTCCGTAAATTAGTCAAGTCAATCAAAGAAGCTCCCTGGATGTTGCAGTTGCGTTCTATCATAGTAAATGACGATAACATTGTACTTGGAGGTAACCAAAGATTAAGGGCATGCAAAGAGGCTGGATTGAAAGAAGTTTACATAATCAAAGCAAGTTCATTAACAGAGGAACAACAGAGGGAGTTCATAGTAAAGGACAATCTTAGCTCAGGGGAATGGGATTGGGATGCTTTGGCGAATGAATTTGAATCTGAACAGCTAAAACAATGGGGTATGGATTTGCCTTTTAATGAGGAGGATGTCATAGAAATGAACAACCCATATAATGAAGAAACGGAAAATGCCTTTGCTACGGAATTGGATAGCGAAAGCAATTATATTGTTTTAAAATTTGACAAGGACATTGATTGGATACAAGCAAAAACACTATTCCAGTTAAAAACAGAAACAGCAAGAAGGTCTAACGGTAAGGCGTGGAGTTCAGGAACAGGACGAGTTTTAAATGGCGTTGATGCTATAAATATGCTTACAAAAAAATGAAAGTAAAATTTTATGCACCAAGTTATAAAAGACCTCAAAAATCTATAACTCAAATTACATACCCATTTGTTAAGCTTGTTGTAAGGGAAAGCGAAGCAGAGGATTATATTAAAAATGGCAACGATGTTGTGATTTGTCCTGATAGTGCTCAGGGAAATTTGTGCCGAGTTAGGAATTGGATCCTTGATAATTTATTTAATGATGCTGACTGCATTGTTATATTGGATGACGATTGCAACAGCATCGGAAGATGGGAAGAGCAAAGTAACTACAAATTTAATGGCGAGGAATTGCAAGAGTTTTGCGAACAGCAAGCAATATTGTGTAATGATTTCGGTTTTAAGTTTTGGGGTTTAAATTGTGTTACTGATAAAGGTGCATACAGAGAGTATTCACCTATTGGAACATTGCAATATATTGGCGGACCGTTTCAAGCTCATTTAAAAAACCCAATTCGATATGATGAAAATCTACCATTAAAGGAAGATTACGATATCACCTTACAGCACATATTAAAACACGGCGGATGCTTGCGTATTAATTATGCTCATTATTCAGTTAAACAATCTGAACAACCAGGAGGGTGCGCAACATATCGCAATTTAGATTACGAAAAAAGTCAGTTTTTTGACTTACAAAGAAAATGGGGTAAAGATATTATATGCAGAGATAAAACAAGCAAAAAAAGTTTTGATTACAACCCAATTTTAAAAGTACCAATAAAAGGAATGTAAAATGGCTAACAAGAATCTAATACCATTTAAAAAAGGCGAATCAGGAAACCCAAAAGGCAGACCTGTCGGAAGTAAAAACCGAAGCACCATAGCAAAGAGATGGCTATCCGTTGAGCAAAATTTAAAGAATCCTTTAACGAGCGAATTGGAAGATATGAGCCAAGAGGATTTGATGACCTTAGCCCTAATCAAAAAAGCAAGGGAAGGAGATACCCAAGCTTACCAAAAATTAATGGATAGTGCTTACGGTGCGCCATTGCAACAAATCGAACAAACTAATATAGAGCAACCTTTATTCCCTGATGTTACAGAGGACGACAGCGATAAATAAGATACTCGCTCTCAAAAAGCGAATCAAAATAATTCAGGGTGGAACATCCGCTGGAAAGACTTTCGGCATACTTCCTGTACTCATAGACAAGGCAGCAAAAAAAAGCGGATTAGAAATAAGCGTAGTTGCTGAATCAATACCTCATCTTAGGAGAGGAGCGTTAAGAGACTTTCTCAAGATAATGAAATGGACAAATAGATTCCAAGAGGATCGTTTCAATAAAAGTTATCTAAAATACGAATTTGCAAACGGAAGCTTTATCGAATTTTTCAGCGCAGACGATGCAAGCAAACTAAGAGGAGCGAGGAGAGATATTCTATACATTAACGAGTGCAACAATGTAACCTTTGAAGCTTACAACGAGCTTTCAATCAGAACAAAAAAAAGCATCTATCTTGACTTTAATCCAGCAAATGAGTTTTGGGTGCATAGGGAACTAAAAGACGAATCCGATGCCGATTTCATAATATTGACATACAAGGACAACCAGGCACTTGATGAGGGTATCATCCAACAAATAGAAAAGAATCGCTTAAAAGCAAAGACAAGTGCATATTGGCGCAACTGGTGGACTGTTTATGGCGAGGGCAAGGTCGGTCAATTACAAGGTGCAATATTCACGAACTACAAGACGATTGACAGAATACCTGAAGAGGCGAGATTGATTGGAATAGGTTTAGACTTTGGATATTCTGCGGATCCAACTGCAATAATTGCAGTCTATAAATACAACGAGCAAAGGATCCTGGATGAGATGACCTACCAAACAGGATTGCTTAATTCAGACATAGCAAAGAAGCTACCCAAAGATGTAGCTGTTTATGCAGATTCTGCCGAACCTAAATCAATCGCAGACATTCAACGCTACGGAATCACGATTAAAGGCGTAACAAAAGGCAAGGATTCAGTTAATTACGGAATTGATGTAATGCAAAGGCAAGACTATTTGGTAACATCACAAAGCACCAACCTGATTAAAGAGCTAAGAAGCTATTGTTGGGATAAGGATAAAACAGGCAAGCAACTAAATAAACCTATTGATAAATTCAATCACGCATTGGATGCAGTCCGCTACCATGAGATGGAAACAATAGGCTTAAATAAAAACTTCGGGGAGTATTCTATCCTTTAGGTAATACAAACTAAAAATAAAAAGGTTATATAGACATGAAAGTAGATTTATTACTACCAAGTTCACTAAGCGAAATACCACTATCAAGGTATCAAAAGTTTGTAAAGACGAAAGAGGCTTCAAATGATGAGGAGTTTATCGCTCAGAAGATGATTCAAATATTCTGCGGAATAGATTTATCGGAGGTAGGTAAAATAAAAATGAAAGACTTAAACGGATTAATCACGCATTTTACAGAAGTGTTTAGCGAAAAGCCAAAGCTGGTTAGACATTTCAAAATAAAGAATATTGAGTTCGGCTTTATTCCAAAGCTTGACGATATTTCATTCGGAGAATATGTTGACCTTGAGCATAACCTACAAAATTGGGAAACCTACCATAAGGCGATGGCTGTAATGTACAGACCGATAAAAGAAAAAGTAAAAGACAAGTATTCAATAGTTGATTACGAGCCTAATGAAGATATGCAAGATTTGATGAGGTTTGCGCCTTTGGATGTTGCGATAAGTGCCTCGCTTTTTTTTTGGACTTTAGGAAGCGAATTACTGACTCTTACTCTCAGTTATTTACAGAGCGAACTGAAGACGATGACGAATTCCAGCAATACAGCGAAAGGTATTTATTCGGAAAACAATGGGGATGGTATAGCAGCTTCTATTGCCTCGCTCAAAAAGATGTTACCAAGCTTGACGAAGTTGCAAAGCTCCGACTTACTAAATGTCTCACATATCTCGCCTTCGAAAAACAAAAAAACGAAATCGAAGCAAACGAACTTAAACAACAAATGAAACGATGAATTACTTTGATATCATAGACAAACTAAAAAATCACTTCGAATCGGATCCTATAATTTCAACCGTCAC